TACAACCTAGCCACCACCTCCAATGGCCTGAAGTTTTCCGGGCGGCAAGCTATGCATGTTCGGAAGCATTACTCCAAACTGCGGCAGTCTCTGCAAAGGAAAGGCACAAAGTCTGCAAAACGCAGATTGAAACTGCTGTCCGGTAAAGAGCAGAGATGGATGCGTGACCTCAACCACAGAATCAGCAAGGCGATTATCCAGTCCTGTAAGCCCGGAGATATTATCACGATGGAAGACCTGAAACACATCCGCGACCGCATACGGGTAGCCAAAAAACAACGACAAATTCAGCACTCCTGGGCCTTCGGACAGCTCGGTAAGTTTATCGAGTACAAGGCTACCGAACGTGGTATTGCCGTGGTCTACGTTGACCCCAGACATACCAGCCAAAAATGTCCTGTTTGTGGATACGTTTCCCGGAACAACCGCCATAAACATCTATTTAAATGCTCCTCCTGTGGTCACATAGCAAACGCCGACCTTAATGCCGCAACCAATATCAGGCAGGTATATCTTAATACGCTGCTTGATGGGCTTTTGTCAACAAGCCCTGAAGCATCAACCGCTTGCGGTTAGGTGCAAGCCCCCGAATTTATTCGGGGGTAGTTGACCTCCTTTGTTTATTTGAATATTATTTTTGCGGTATCTAATCTACACGGCCTAGAATGGCCTAAATTTAAACGCTGGACATGCAGCTAAGGCAATAGCATTAGCCGCTAATTTGAAACTCCTTACACGGCCTCTCACACTGTGGCATTTGAAGTATAAAGTTCCATCTTTATTAGCTTATTTTTCAAGCAATAATGTAACAAGTGCTTGGCAGCATCTCTGGCGTGTGGTAAGCCCTTCGTAGCATTCCACATATCAGTTCGCAAGAGAATATTTTTGCTAACTGTTTCTTTAGCACCTGCTGGTTGTAGCGTACATGGTATTCCATGTGTTGAACAAGCTACTTTTATAGCACCAATAACTTCCGACGCCGGCATGTGCTTACCTGCAAGTTGCAGTGCTTTATCTTTTCTAAGTACAAAATCTTCCATAATTACCAAGTCAATATCAGGGTCTAATAGTTGTGTTATAAACCAAACGTCCTTGTGCTGTCCAACAAATGTGTATTCAATTTTCCCATCAAGCACATCTGCCTTAACTATTCCAGTTATTCCTCCAGGGTCTATACTACATAAACGCATATCAACAATACTCCCCATTTAAGTTTTGCAACAGCTCTTTTAACTTCGTGTTTTGTTCTTCCCATACCATACGCCGTGCTTCCAATATACCCCCCGCAATTTTAATTGGTTCTACACACATTATCAATTCATATGATATTGTCTGTGCCATGTACCACATGCCAGTTGCTGCTGTCGGCAACCGTGCTGCTGCATGTGCTGCCGTCCATGCGGCACTACGGGCTTCGGCAGACATATTATCATTAACTGCGCGTGTTTCAATAGCTTTCCTACCAGCACGAGCGTCATTCCATGCTGAATACTCTTCGTCATCTGATACTTCCCCGCGTAACCACCTCCGATGCACGTCAATCATTATCCAGCTACGCTGGTCAGTATCACGGCCAGCTTTATGTTCCCGAAACAATGCTTGTTCAACACAACAACAAGCAAATTCATGTAATGCGTTTGTAGCATCAGCCATCCAAAGCACCTTTCGGTGTCTAGCACAAAGCTTGTCGCTGCCCTTAAGTATTTCGCCGAACACTTCTACCCTGCACACTATGGGGCCAGGGGCATATTTTAAAGCGTCCAGGGGTTCAATGCTGGCGTGACAACCATTATTACACATCATAAGTTCCCCAGTAGCAGTTACAATACTGCCAGGGGTTACTTCTGTGTATGGGAAAAAACGCAGTTTTCTATCATCTTTCAAAAAGTGCCATGCTAATATTTTTTCTTCGCTTGTCATTTTGTTTTTCTCCTTTCATTAAAGTGGTGTAGTTACCCACCAGCGACGTAATCACTGGTGGGTAACACTACTGTTTCCTATGTCGTTACTGGCATAACATCAGTGACTGTATTGGTTGGTGTACCGTCTTTCATGGTATCTTCACAGACGCGGATGGTAACTTCAATTCCGTGCAACACCTTGGGGTCAAGCCGAATCATTTTGCCATCATCATCCGAATAAAGCCCAAGTGATCGCAGTAAACGCTTAGTAATCCGCGCGCCCTTACCGGCCAGCATGTACTTGTTGAACACCTTCCGTCTCTCATAGTCCTCTGGGTACGTAATATCGAACCCTAAGGTAACGTATGGTGTTCCTTTTTCACGGCCATACCTGACGTCTTGGGCATAGGTAGCATCAATAGTTGCTTGATATACTCCACCAGGAACAGGTTCAAAATCGTCAGCTTCTGTGAAATCGAAAATCAAATCAGCCATTTCTCGTTCACCCCCTTTCTACACGGCCTAGAATGGCCTAAATTTAAACGCTGGACATGCAACTAAGGCAATAGCATTAGCTGCTAATTTAAAACGCCTTACAGGGCGTATCACACGGTGTAACGGCGGAGACGCCAGCGGCAGCTTCTGGAGTTGATGACTGTGCCATTGTCTGAAGTGCCTTGCGAGCCTCAGGGATTAAAGTCGCCAAGTTCGGTGACGTTATAACCTGTGACAATGCACCCCCAGGATTCTTGCCTTCTTTAGTAAGCTGTGCATGGACTTGTAATTCACGGACGTTGTTGTTGCCCTTAGGTTTAACTATCAAATTCCCAACTGTATTAAACTGGCTGGGTAAAAGCAACGCTGTGCTTTTGGGAGTTATCATTGGAACAGTAATCATTTCCTTTTTGATGTCCTGTTCCAATGCAGTGAATACAACATCAATCGGCAAGTCACGGAACAGCTTTACAGCATACATGGTGCGTTGATGTAGCTTGTTATACTCACCAATTTCCAATATGTCTTGGTCATGTTCTGCTTTATGCGCTATTCCAGTATCTAAAATTTCCCGCATGACCCTGTAATTGAGGTCTGTTATCCCATCTATCACAATAGTCTTGTATTTACTCAAATTAGCTGCGGCATATTTATAAGCATCCATGTAATCATTCCAAGAGGTCACCTCAAATATGTCAGGGTCAGCACCAGTCTCACGGTGTAACGCTAGAAGCGTGGGTATCGAGACGTTATACTCAGAAAGCACAACCAATGGCTTCTCTGCTGTGCAAGCAAGATAAGTCTTACCCGCTCCAGAGCGCCCGTAAATAAGCATCTTAACATACCACGGAGTTTCTGAAAGTTTCCGTAGACGTTCACTAGTCTTCTTCGGCGATGGAGTAAGTACGGTCATCGTTTTCTTTCACCTCCCTTCTGGTATAATGGTTTGCAATTAAAACTTCCTTGTTAGTTCCGTCTTGTTCACATAAGCACAGTTGTTGATAAGCACATCTCCAGTTGCAGTGTACGCCAGGGTTTGGGTCACGATAGGGGTCTTCAAGCATCTCCCTGGCTTTACGCTTGATTTGTTCCCAACCAGCGTGCAGTTCAGTATTTGTACGTGTAACCAACTTGCGGGATATTACATCTGTCTTTGCACGCTTCGGGTCGACCTTGCGAATAACATTATATACTACCCCTTTCAGCCTATCACCAAACAACTGTCTGCCTGCCATGATATATGCTGTTATTTGCCAATCTAGCCAAAGAGAAAACTCCGATGGAAAATACTGTGCTGTCTTGTGTTCCATAATCCAAAGCATCCCATATTTGTCCTCAACAACGGCGTCAAACACACCGTCAAGGTAAACTGGTGGTTCAAAAACAGGGGCGTTATCCCATAATTCAATTCTAAAGCGTTGTTCAACCGCAGGGTCACCGTTAATTATGGCTATGTTAAAGTCATCGTGCTTTTTAGCGTATCCAATGTATTCCGTTAGGAGTGCACGACCCATGGTGGCCGCCTTCTGCGCTTCTTGCAAGTCGCCGTTGTGTTCAGTAAGCCACATAATCTGTTTGGTATACCAAGTGTCATACGCTAATAGTGCTGCTGCCTCTCCGTGACTATAATATGCTTCCAGTCCCTTGTGCATACCCATTCCAAAAGTTAGTTTTGGACTTGTTACAATCGGCACTAGTCTCTCTACGCGGTCATAATAGTCCATCCGCGGGCATGTGCGGTAGTTATTGATCCTCGATATACTTAGGGTCAGTGGCTTCGCTTCTGTCGGAAGCATTTGGTGTTCCTCCTTTTAAAAATTCATCTATGGCATCTGCCGGTATTCTAATGACTGACTTGCTAGGCATTTTCTCAAAGCGTGGCTTGCTTAGATAAACAGCCCTTAGTTCACCACGCCGTACTAGCCTCCTAACACTCTCGGTACACAAGCCAAGCATTTCAGCTACCTCGTCTACCTTGTATGCTTTTCGCTCCAAGTTATCTCACCTCGTTTCCTCTCATTTTCTGTATGACCATAGTCATAGCGTCAATCTCCCTTATTATGGTGTCTTTAATCATCAATATTTCAAGAATGTGTTCGTCAACAGTCTCTTCGCAAACAAGTGTTACAACGTGTACTGGTTTGTCTTGTCCCCTGCGGTAAGCACGTCCTTCTGCCTGTTCAATTGTGGCTGGGACCCAGTCCAAGTCAGCTAGAATAATCAAGTCTGCCACTTGAAAATCGTGGCCTTCTCCACAAGTCCCATAAGTACCAATCAGCACACGGCAACTGGGGTCTTCATTAAACTTCTGCGCAGCTTCTGTGCGTACTTTCTGTGATAACTCCCCGCAGATTATTGGTGGTACAATATTAAGTGCTTTGGTCAAATCACTTGCCAGTTGTTTGGCGTAACTAGCAAAGCATGTGAATATCAATATCTTGTGGTCTGTAGCATAGTTTTCTACTAACTCAATAATTGTGCTTGTTCTTACCGAAACATTTGGCCCACCAATCAGCGCAGGGGTGTCAGCAATTTGTCTTAGTCTGGTCAACTGAGCAAGCACAGATGGTGCATACATATATTCGCCTGTGATACTGTTCAAAACAATATAAAACTCACCAAGCATTTGGTCGTAAATCTGCCGTTGCTTCGGCAAAAGTTGAATACGAACCGTTTCTCTAGTAATCGGTGGGAGATCGATTACCCCCTTCGTTCTGCGGAGAAGCACACACTTTAAGTCTTGTGCCAAACGTCCCTTGGTATCCTGTCGCAAGCCGATGATTCGCTTCCCACCACTCCATGGGTTGTACTCCAATTCACAATACGCTTCGGCAAACTTCCAATATGATGAGTATTGTCGTGGATTAATAATGTTCAATAGCGACCACAACTCATCCGGTCTGTTAAGCACAGGTCTGCCGGTAAGCAGCCAAACGTATGGCGTGCTCTTGGTAAGTTGACGAATAGCTTTTGTACGTTTAGTACGCCTGCCCTTGAGAAAGTGCCCTTCGTCTATTATGATTGCTTCTGCGTGCATGCTTGTGTACGTGTCAATTTTCCTAACTACTTGTTCGTAGTTCGTAACATTCCATGCAATGGGATGTGCCCTTGGCGGAGACCACAACTCAAGCTGCTTCTGAAAATTATAAATAAGCGACTTACGCGTTATTACCAATGCTCTCTCGACACCTGCCTCATAAGCAGCACGGATAGCTTGTACTGATTTGCCTATGCCTATTTCATCGGCTAGTATGGCACGCCCTGCTGTAACAAGGAACTTTACGCCAACTCGCTGGTAAGGGTCAATGTCTTCACCATATTGAATGCTAGCGTCTTCCTGATTGCGCAAGCACATCAGTTTCTCTGCCATTATGCGCTGCCGCTGTGCTTTTTCAGTCAGGGAAAGCATAGGGTACTGCGCACATAACACTTGTATGTTCTGCGTGGTCTGCGGCAGTACCCAACAACCCCTGTGAGCATCCCATTTGCCCCCTAGCTGCTGAGTTACGTGGCGTTCCTTGAACGAACCATAGAATAAGTAGTTGCTTTGGTCTGCATCAAGCACATGTGCAACAGTATTAATTAGCATAGGGTTTGTATACTCCTTATCATTTACTGTAAAAACCAACTATTATAACTATACCATAGCTTTGCGCTATTGTCAACTACTTTTTTGAAATTATTTAAAAGTATTTAACTTTGTTTTTAATAATTTTAAAAGGAATATACAAAGCACTAGTGAGCACAGGGTTGTGCCTTCGTTAGTGGCACGTATTCCTGGCTAATAAAAAAGCCCCGTTGGGTGTAACAACCCAACGGGGCTCAGTGGCCCTCTACGGCTTTTTCTATTTAACTGTCGTTTTCAGTTACCTTTGGTAACGGTGTAACATAGTCTCGCACAGTGTCCATTATTGCTTTAGCAGCAAGGTCTTCTAAGTGGTCTTTATGTTCACACAACCATGCTTCCCAGTCCAAAACGTCACCCCCATAAAGGATAGCAAGTTCTTCGGGGTCAATAGCCACGTCTAGGAAAACACAATCTGTCCAACTGTGCATGGGGTCAAAGTCACCATAAGCAAAACCATCTTCATAACCATAACCCCCAACAATTTTTGGTGGGTACATTCCTGGCAAGTACGGTGATGGCATTTTAGCTTTCTCAATGTAACGAAAACGTTTCTTGGGAAGTGTTTGAAGCATTTTCTCTACACGTCCTACGACATCCCATAACTCTTGCAGTTTTAGATATTCAATGGGTGTATGAACGTTGTATTGTCCACATGACAAGTTTACCCCAGCCACACGCCATGCGGGACATATTATTGAGATGTCGGAGAACGAACCGGCGGCCTCTTGGAAACCAAACCCCAACACATATTTTATGAACTGTTCATTGGCACAGTCGTAAAACACCGCC